CCATAAATCATCCGGTTGTTGATATAAGCAGCCAGGGCAGCATTGTCAGCGGCCAACTGGCGACTGATTTTGACCCAATGTGCGACCGTGGAAACGGGCATGTTCACCAGGGAGAACGTGATTGCCGATTCAGCTTTGGCAGCCCCTTCAGCGGCTTCAGCAGCATTGTTCGTGAACACGTTTTCTTTGGTGAACTCGATGGCGTTCGAGGTCGTTGGCAGAGCTGGGATCAACGATTCGAGTGTCAAAATAGCTGAGGCACCAGGAACCACACCAGGGCGACGATCTGGAGCCACAGTCGTATCGGAGCCGCTGATCGTATTTTTCACCTCAACGCGAGCCTTTTGAGCAGAGCCTGCAACAAAAGACTTGTAGCTGTCCGATTTGGTGAACTGGGAGCCAACCGTGTCGGTCTCACTGCCCTCTTTGCCGCCCAGGACGCCCTTTTGCTCCAGAGACAGCAAGCGATCAGCCAGCTCGCGCTGCTTGACGCCCAGGTTGTCAATAGCGGCCAGGGTATCTTGCGATGCTTTGCCATTGGCTTTGGACTCGGCCTCAGCCTTTTCAGAAAAATCCTTCAACTTCGATTCGACGCCGTTAATGGCGTCCAGTACTTTTTGCATATCCATGAGTTGCCCCTTAGTAAAGATGGAAAAGAGTTAGCGCGCCGGGAGGCGAATGGCGGAAATCCGCTCAATCGCCTCCTCGATTGCCTTCGCATCAACACCTGTACCAAGCTCCCCTTGGCCAAACAGCGTTTTTGCGCGGCTGACAAGCGCCAACGTCAGCCCTTTACTGAGTCCGCCTGCATCCCGCAGGAAGCGCTCAAAATCCCTAATTGATTCAATTTCGCTGACCTGATCGAGCAAAAGGTCATCGCCTTTAATGCTTGCCTGGTCGATGCGCGCGGCAGAGTCTGCCGGGAAGGTAACAACAGAAACCTCGACCAAATTGGAAATTTTCTTGATGATGCGGCCGCTATCTGTCTCGTCGTAGTCGCCCTTTTTCAAGAAATAACCAATCGATAGACCATCGAGCGTGCCATGCTTCATGGCTGCCAGGACATCGTCAGACTTTGAATTCCCAATCGTGAGCTCGCCTTCAACAAACAGGCCGTGATCGTCTTCTTTGGCGGAAATCCATTTACCGATCGGCATAGACCAGCTGTCGTGATTGAAAAACATTTTCGGCTTGCCGTTGTTTTTCAGTGTGGACGCATAGGCACCACGAACAATCGTGTCGCCGTAGCTATCCACACCGCCAAATACCGACGCATAGCCGGAAAAGCGGCCTGTATCGCCATCCAGCTTCATGGCTACATCGTCAAGTTTTAGGGTTTTTTTGAACATTTCTGTTCCTTTATCACTGTTGGACTGGCTGTTCAGGCACGCTGCCAGTCGTATTGATCTTGCCCAACATAGAGAGTGGAGCAAGGCTTACTTGAGCGGTAAGCTCGTCGCCGCCATCGATTGGCGGGTCATTCTCGAGTTGCCGGCACTCGTTGCGAGTTTTGAGGCCGTTTTGCACGGCCTTGGCATAAACTTCCATGCGATCTTTGATGTTGGCCCGCAGCAATCCGTCAAAGTTCCATTCCACTGAGTAGCGTGAGCGTTGCGATGGCGTCATGACGCGCTTTCGCATTGCTTGCTCAAATCCAACCAGCGCCGGCCTTAGCGTGAACTTGAAAAATCCCTCAATGATCTGCTCGATCCCTGATCCCCATGTCGTCGTGTTGGCATGGTTGATGAGCACCGCCGGGACACCAAACCAGCGTCCAATCTCTTCGACGCCGTAATGCCGAGTCTCAAGCAGCTGAGCATCCTCTGGAGTGAGGGAGAGCTGCTGGTATTTCATGCTTGCCTCCAACACGTACAACCGTGAGCTGGATCCTGAGGCCATTCCGGCAAACCTCTCTTTGATTGCTGCTCGCTGGTCAGCGTTCAACACCCCGTCAATCATCAAGACGCCGGTGGGTTTGCCACCGCTTGAAAAAAGGTTGTTGGCAGCTGTCTGCGCATTGGCCATTTCGCTGGTCGTTGCGCGCATGTAGTCCAGAGTTGACAGACCAATCGTGCCATTGCCCATGCCCTTCAAGTGCAAAATGTTTTGCTCCGAATACACCAGCCTGTCTGATTCATAGGCATAGATGTAGGCAAGAGACCCATCTGGCAGGACTTCAACCGTAATCTGATCTGCGGCCATTGGCCACATCGAGATGACCTCGCCGGCAGAGTTTCGGTCCAAACGAGCGTAAGCGTTTCCTCTTAGAAGCAAATTCATGATCATGGCCACCCAGAACTCCATGGGCGTCATGCGCGCATTTGGCGAATCGTGCAGCAATCCCCATAGGCTGGATTCACGCGCCAATGTTCTTTTGCCGCTGCGGTCCTCGTAGACAAAAAGCGGAAGGCTGGCAATGGTACGCGACAACAGATCGACGCATGCCCAGACCGCAGAGATCTGCAAAGCACCATCGGTATGCAGCGGAGTGGTGCCCTCGACAAGCGAACCCGCAGGTGCGCCCGTCTGCCGGCCGCCTTTGTCGCCCAGGGCACCGCCCCAGCCGAACCAGCCCAGCAAAGCGGAAACGTACTTATTCATGCAATGATCGGGTTCTCAAGAAAATCGTTAATGTTTTGACGCGGCTCGGCATTGGCCAATGCTCTGTTCATTGCAATAATCGTTGCCACCGCAGCATCAATCTTGTTTTGCTTTCGATTTTTTCGAGGAAAGACGTTGTCGTTTCTGTCCTCTTTGACCTCAACATTCGAAAGCATCCAGACATAAGCGGGATTGGCATCGTGATGAAACCTTCCCGCATCAATCAGGGCATTGATTTCCTTCATCGGATCAGACAGAAAGCGAACTTGCTGGGGAATGTCCACTACGGTGAACCCCTCTTCTGCCAGGTTGGCGCCCAACTGGTGACCGCCCCATGGATCCTTGGCGACCTCACGCAGCGGGATCAAGTGAGCCGACTGAATCACATCCTCCTGGATCTGTTCCAGGCTAATCATGTTGCCGGGCGTGGCGATCAAGTGTCCGCCATGCCTCCAAGCGGAATAATGAGCATTTTCTGGCCGCTCAAGCGCCGCATCCGGTATGTAGTTCTTGCTGATGGCGTAATAATGCCGCCCATCATCCAAATCTCTCCACATCAACCACACTGCGCTTGCAATGTCCTGCTTGCTGGCCAGGTCAAGCCCAACCACGCAACCGTCCCAAGCATGTGAATTAAAGGTCAGTTCCGAGTCTCCGGCCCGCTGCAAATTAGACAAATTCAGCCATGGTGAAGCTGCGGCCACCCAAATATTTAGGTGCTTTGTCTTGAAAATGTTTTGCTTGCGCGGATCCGCCTTGGCGTTTTCCTGCTGGAGCTTCAAAAACTCAGAGTCAACCGATATCCCATAATTCGGGTTAGCCTTTTTGAGCGCGGTTTCTGTTGTCCAGTCGTCATCCTCATCGATCGTGTAGATAACCCCAAACCGCTGCTCGTTTTCAATCACCCCTTCCAGGATTTTCTGCAATTCAACCTGGTGCAAGTAACACGGACCCGAAATATCAGATCCCGCTGTCGTGATCGTCAGCAGCAGAGGCTGCGAGCGTGCTCCCATGCCAGTCTGCATCGTGTCGTACAGGTCGGAAGTCTGGTGCTCGTGATACTCGTCCACAATCGCACAAGAGGGCGACGCACCGTCACCAGGCTTGCCGATCACCGGCTCAAACTTGGAGTTGTTTGAAATCACGCTCATGTTTGAGACGTTGATCGTGACCCCGAACTCCTCAATGAATGACTTCTCTCTGGACATCATGGCGTCCCTGGCCATCAACTTGGCGGGTCGGAACACCTCATTTGCCTGATCCTTTGAGGTGGCGCCAGAGTAAACCTCTGCACCAAACTCACCGTCAGCCACCAGCATGTAGTTGCCAATCACGGCAGCGATCGTGCTTTTTGCATTTTTGCGCGGCACGATAATGTCCGCCACGCGAAACCTGCGCTTTTTGGTGGACTTGTTAATCCACCCAAAAATGCAGGCTAGGATAAAAACCTGCCATGGCTCCAGCCTGATCCTCTGGCCCAAAGCTGCCCATTCACCCTTTGTGTGAGGCATCCTCTGGGCAAATTTGCAAATTCGTTCAGCTGGGTAATAGGATTTGCCTTTGCTGTTGACCAGCTCTGGATTGAACACATACGGCCAATCGCCGCTCTCAGCCTTGGCCAGGTCATCGATGTGACGCTTACAAGCCAGTTTGTGCCACTTGCAGGCGACGATTTTCCCGTCAACCACGTCCTGGGCGTATTGCGTGGCGATCTCTGCAAACGACTTTTTCTTGTCGTCCGTCATTCATCCCACCCGGATTCGTCGCCGCCAAACAAATCGCCCTGGCGATTGTTGCTGGTCGTGACGCGACCGCGCGAGGATGGAGATAGCCCAAATGCCTGAAGGTACTTGGCCACCTCGTCACCAGCTCGCTTGGCCGCCACACCATAGGGAGAGTAAGAAAATCCACCGTTTGGCGTGATGACCTTAAAGCCATCGTCCCCAAACCATTCCTTGCCTTCAGCCTCGGCCGCCTTGCGTCCAGCCTCGGCATTTGCCATTGCTTCTGACAGTTTTTGCTTGAGCCATACGTACTCAGCCCAGGCTTGGCAGTACATCACAAGCGCCGCTCGGTCCAGGTGCGAAATCAGCCCGTAGCGCTCCAGCTCAGGAGTGATGCGCCTCCACTCTTTTTTTGCCTCGGCCCACAACCACTGAGGCGCCTTGGGAATATCGACCTCAGGCCGAAACTCATCGAATAGCGCCGCAAGCGGTTTTTTGCTTGGGTTGCCGCGCAGCAGATGCACGTTGGCTGGCAGCGCGTTTCGGCCACGTGATCCCATGTTGAGTTCCTCAGAAATTTTCCAACTTTTGATTGATCTATCCACAGAG